TCAATTTAGAGAGAAGTTCAAAGTTGAATTAGAAGATGGCTCTCTATTGAAAGATATTACTTCTGGAGTTGATGTTGATTCTATTGGTATGTTAAATTCTGAAGAAATTGATTCTGATGAGTTTAATTCTGATGAGTTTAGTTCTGAGGAAACCAGTACTAAAAAGACTCTTACTTTATAATTTTAACCTTTTTTTATCCGTTACCCCTACAATGGTTAATAGCCGTTGTGGGGGTTTTTTTATGGGCAAATTTAATTTTCGATGGTACATGCAAATGTATCTTGACAATTGGTTTTATTTTTCATACAATATTATACATAATGGGTAGAAAAAAAGATACTGATAAAAGAAAACTGGCTTTTAAGTTGTACAGGAAGCAAACAAAGCTTAACCAAATAGCAGAGGAACTTGGTGTAACACCACCTTTAGTATCCCAATGGAAAAAGGAGGATGATTGGGATGCTAAAATGGAAAAAACTCAGGCTATTATGCGTACAAGACTTAAAGTTACAGAACAAATAGAGGATTCTAATATGTTAATGGAAGATGAGTTATATCTCAATTCCCTTAGAGAGTTAGAAGCCATAGTATTAGAAAAAGTATATACTGGAGAGATAGAACCTGTTTCTTGGAGTGATGTTACCAATACAGTTAAACTTGCAAATGAGCAACGTAGACTTATACTTGGTAAACCAACATCTAAAGTAGAAACTACTATAAGTGTAGAAATATCAGGACTTAATAATGATGAACTCGACAAAAGACTTAAGGAAACACAAAGAGCAGTTGCTTTACTTGAATCTAGAGAAGATACGCAAGAGAGCTAGAGAAGACCCATTTGCATTTTCTCAATATATGGCAACAGACTTTGAATGTCCTTTAGAAGATATGCATAGGCAATGGCATCAGCATATCAATGAAAATTTATACACTGTAATTACTAGTCCCAAAGATCATAGAAAGACAACTACTATAAGTGTAGAACGTTCACTTTGGGAATTAGGTAGAAATAAAGATATAAGAATAAAGATAATTAGCCACTCTGATGATTTATCGTGTAAAATCTTATCAGAAATTAAAGGACACATATCAAAAAAGGGTGGAAAATATCATGATATATTTCCAGATATTACAGATGAAGGCGCAGTTTTGTGGTCATCATCTAAAATAAGACTCGGTGGTGCTAATGTATTAAAAGATAGTTCTATTGAGGCTTGTGGAGTATTAGCTTCAGCTACCGGTGGAAAAGCAGATTTAGTTATATTTGATGACGTGGTTTCCTTTAAGAACGCTATACTTAACCCTAGTATGAGACAACAAGTAATAGATGCGTTCTTTGGCAATTGGATGGATATTAAATCTGGTCCAAAAGCAAGGATTATATACGTAGCAACACCTTGGCATAGAGATGATTTGACTGCCAAGCTCTGTGCAACCCCTAAATTTAATGCGTATAAGTATTTTATAGACGAAGATTTTACACCAGTGTGGAAAAATCGTTGGCCAAAGGAAGCTTTAATTGAAGAATTTAAATTCCGTGGTGCCGTATATTTTAATCCAGCATTTCGTGGTTTGATGATGTCCGACTTTGATAAAGTTTTTCAACCAGAATGGATAAAGCAATGTTGTTATCCTAGAAGTGCTATGCCAAATACTGATAATTTAGAGAGATTTATTGGGGTTGACTTAGCTATCGGACAAACTAAGTCAGCCAAATATTCAGTCTTATTCGGATTGGCTTATGATTCTGAAAAGAAAATTAGATATCCTTTAGATATTAGAAGGGGAAAATTTTCATCCCCTGATACAGCAAGAGAATTAATAGATCAATATAATGAATTAGAACCAACTTGTGCTGTAGTAGAAAATAATTTTTATCAACAAGCTATAATAGATTGGTTAGAAGATCTACAAGGAATAGAACTGAATATAGAACCATTTACAACTGGTTCTCAACAAAAGAAAAGTTTAGAGTTTGGTGTACCAGCTATGGCAACCGACTTTCAAAATAGGAGATGGATGATACCTATGGAGGAGGGTGAGTTTGATTGGGATTCAGAAACAGGTTGTGGCTGTAACATTTGTACTTGGGTAACAGAATTAATACAATATCCATATGGAACATGCACAGATACAGTAATGGCTTCTTATCTTGCAGTTCAGGGAAGTAAAAAATACACATCAGAAGGTGTTGGAACTGGTGGATTTGCAAGTTGGAATATTGGATAATGAGAAATAAAAGTGGTAGAAATAAACAAAAATATAAGAGTAATATAGGAAATTGGTTAAAATATTACAAATTTAAAAATGGAAAAATGTATGGGGAAGAACAAAAAAGCAAGTAGCAATGGTTATCGTGTATTAGATTATGATGATAAAGAAATTGGTATGGAATTTTCTGATGCATTACAGCTATTAAGAAGTCACTCTGCTGAAGTTGTAGATGATAAAACCATACGATTATCTGAAAATTTATATGATCTTAATGGTTTTAGTATTAATCGTGGATGGCGAGATGATCATGCTAATAACCAACAAGCATGGACTTATTCATCTCAAAATTTACAGAGAGATTTTTTATTATCGTTTGACACATTAAGAGAATTATATAGAAGATCAGCACATATAAGACCAGCAGTAGATAGTATTGTGAAAGAAATAGCTCATCTGCCTGTAAGAGTTGAAGGTAGAGGAGCCAAAAGAGTAGAACAGTTTATAGAAAGACCTAACATATCAAAAGAAACATGGCCAACATTAATACAAAAATTTTTAGTAGATTTACTTGTAGTTGACCAAGCAGTTATTGAGAAAGTAAGAAACTTAAACGGTGATATTGTAGAGATATATGTTAGAGATGGGACTCAGTTTAGACCAGTATTAGATTCAACTAGATCATATGCAACATATTATAAACAAGTAATAACTGATAAACGTGGTAAAGAAGTAGGAAGTATACCACATGATGTAGATGATATAATTTGGGTTGTACAATTTCCAAGAACATACTCATTTTATGGAACTCCAATTATTGAGACCATAATTAATGAAGTGTCTACTTTGATGTATTCTTCACAGTCTATAGCAAGAAGTTTTGTAGATGATGAAATACCACCAGGTGTTCTTCATTTAGATAAGATTGGTAAAGCTGCTTATGAAAGAGCTAAAGCACAGTTTGAAGCAGGACGTGGTGAGCGTGGTAAAAGAACAATGAAGGTTATTGATAATGTGGGAAATGCTAATTGGATTCGTTTTGATAGACCATTTAGAGAAATGCAATTAGCAGAATTAACCATGATTATTCAGGAAGTAGTAAATAGAAATTTTGGTGTGTCAAGTCTGGATACAGGAGATGGTTCTGGATTAACAAGAGCTACAGCAGATAGATTATGGAAAACTAGTAGATCTAAACTATTTAGACCATTAGTTAATTTGCTAACTATTAAATTAAATCAAGAGTTAGTAAGAGAAATATCACCAAAAGCTGAATTAAGTTTTGTTATGGAGCCAGTAGTTGATGCTTCAACTGCATTAGAGTTATCAGATGGTGGAGTTATAACCAAGAACGAAGCAAGAAAAGTATTGAACTTTGATCCGGTCCCTGGTGGAGATGCGTTGGCTGTTAGAGTTGGTAACCAATATATTGTATTACAATCAGATGGTAGCGTACCACCAAATCAAGTATCTGATGGTCAATCTAAAAATGATACATCTAATGCTAATACAGTAGATAATAGTGAAGTTCCAACTGGTGAAGTACAACCAAAAGATAAAAAGAAGAAAAAAGAAAATAGTGAGGAATAATTATGCCAGAAGAAGAAATAGAAGAAACACTAGATATATTTGACTTGTCAGTAGAAGTAGATTTGACAGAGTTAAATGATGAAGATCTATTATTCAGAGAATCTATAATTAAAACATTTTATGAAACTGCAACTAGAACTGGTAAAGCTGTTTATGGTTTTACTAAGAAAGAGTTACAGGAAATGGCAAATGATATTGTAGAAGAATTTCGTACTAGAGGTAGAGATTATCAAGTTCCTCTGGATAGAAGTGGTAGTGAATGTAGTATAGAAAGGTTACATGGACAAGAATTAATGAGCGGTGAAGATGATGCACCAGAAGCTGTAAAATCTATAGTAAATGCTAAATATAAAGAGTGTAGAAAGGCTTGGAAAGAAGCTCATCCAGAAGATGAGAATGATGACAACCGTTCTAATTGTAATAAAATAGCATGGCAAGCAGCTATAGATGCTGGTTGGATGCAGGATAATGATGGTAAATGGATTTTGAAAAAATCTGAAGCTAAAGTTGGTAAGACTAAATCAAAGACAAAAGATTTTTTCAGATTTGTAAGTGATGGTGAAGTTAGATTACGTACTCATGAATTTACTACAGGTAAATGTGAGTATTGTCAATATTTTAATAATGTAAGATGCTCTGTACTGGAACATGTAGTTGGTCCAAGTCAAGTGTGTGATGCTTATAGTGGTAGTTATTTTTATGATGAATCAGATAGAAAGATTACTGTTGAGGATTTCAAAGGTTTAATACGTGGATTAATGGCTAAACAACCATTACAAAATCTTGTAGTTAGAAGTTTAGATTCTCCAGTAGGTATACTTATTATAATGAGAGATAACTTAGAAACTTCACATTATTTTTCTATAACCATGAATGAGTTTATGGAGAATATGATTAATAAGCATCATTGGACACAGGATGAAGTAAATAAACTTTCGGGTTTTGGAGGTTATGGTAATGAGTAAAGAATTTAAAATTAGTACTGATTTGCATATCGTAAGATTTGCAGATGACAAATCTCGTTGGATTATAGAGGGGATTGCCACGACCGCAGATTTAGATGTCGATGGTTTGTATATATCTGAAGAAGCATTAGTTGGTGCCGAAAATGATTTAAAGAAATATACTACGCTTTTATATAATCATGATAGAGATAAAGAGATTGGTAAAATATTGGAAGTTAAATATCAACCAGAACAGAGAGCCTTGTGGATTAAAGCATTGATTTCTAAAACTGTACCTGATATTTGGCAAAAGATAAATGAGGAAGTTTTAAACAAGTTTAGTGTAAGTGGTACTGCATTAGATTTTAAAGAAAAATTTGTTAAAGGGTTAGATCAGGCTGTAAAGTATGTAACCCAAATGAGATTATTTGAGACATCATTGGTCACTGTACCAGCGGATGCCAGCGCAAGAGCTTTGGCATACTACGTAGAAAAATCAATGAAAACTAATAAGGAGAGTAAGATGGCTATTAAGAAGAAAACAGATAAAATTGTAAAGAGTCAGGATGCTGAAAAGGTAGAAGCTAAAACTGATGAAGTTGTAGAGAGAGATGCCAAAGCTATTGATTTAATGGTTAGTGCAGTTGAAGATGCTTTACGTTCTGAGGAAAGAGAAGTACAGGTTAATACTCTTAGAAGTGTTCTTGACTTTTTGAAGGCTGAACAAGCCACTAAAGGTTCTGAAGATGTTGCCAAATCTCTTAGTCTTGAAGATATTGTCAAAGCAGTAGATGGTGTTTTTGAGTCTAGGTTTAATGACATTAAAGAAACTGTAGTTGCACTTGCAGAAACAAGTAAAGAGGTAGTTGAAAAGTCTGCTGAAGAAAAGACAGACAAAACCATAGAAAAAGGTAAGGAGGAAGATGTAAAAGTGGATATAGAAAAATCTGCCGAAAAGGTTGAAAAAACTGAAGTACCAGCAGAAGATAATAGGGTTGAGAAATTAGAGAGGTCTATAGAAGCATTGACTGAAATAATTAAGACAAATATGCCTATTAGAAAAGGTCTTGGTGCTGAAGATCATAAAGAGGATATTCGTGGTGAAAAGGCAGAAGATGGGGATATCACCAAATCTGCTGAATACCAGAAACTTAGCCCATTGGATAAGTTGAAAGCACTTCACGAGTATTCAGAAAAATTAGCAAACGATAAGTAATTAGATAGATATTTTAGATAGAAGGAGATTAATATGAGCAGAAAATGGCAAGATGAAATTAAGAGGAGTCTTGATTATGCTGGTACATCTGGTGTCTTAATTCAACCAGAAGTAGACAAGATTGTAGCAGAAATCATAGAGTACAAGAACCCTCTTAGACAAAATATACCAAGGAAACAGAGAAATTCTGATGCTTGGTTGTTAAACAGGCGAAGTGCTGCGGCTGCAAATACAGTGGCACAATGGGTTAATGACCTTACCGAACCAGCAATTGATAGAACTGAACAGAGCAGAATTACGTTCCAATTCAGAACACTGTTGGCAAGGGGTAAAGTAACAAGGTTTGCGCAAGATGCAGGTAGAAGTTATATTGACGTACTTTCTGAGGAAATTGAAGCCAGAGCAAGGGCATTCAAAGATCTTGAGGAAAATGCAATGTTGTATGGTAACAATTCTGTTACTACTACACAGCCTGATGGTCTTACCACACTTATTACTGGTGCTCAAATAATTGAGCAAACAGCAACAGCAGGTGGAGCAGCTTTGACACTTACTAAGATTGATGAAACTGTTGACCAGTGTGCTGGTGCACCAGACATCATGATTGCATCTAAACAGACTCGAAGAAAACTTAATGCTTTACTTCAAGCTGACCAAAGGTTTGTTAATACAACTGAAGTAGCTGGTGGATTTAGGGTTTTGTCTTATGATGATATCCCAATCTTTGCATCTACAAACGTTACTAATAACTTTTGGTTTGATGGAACGCAGGTTGTTGGTACTACTGGTGATACTTCTCACTTGTTTGTAATTGATACATCTGAGTTCTGGGTCGGTTATATGAATGATGTAACTGTTAGCCCATTAAGTAAAACTAGCTCACAATTTGATCAGTTTGATATTTATGAAGATGTTGCATTCGTGATGAGAAGTACTATTCACCACGCTATGCTTGTTGGATTTGATAATCAATAAAGTTGTGATGTAACATATCGTACCCTCTACCATTAGTTTGGTAGAGGGTATATTCTTATGAGGATAAATTGTCAAAAAATATACCTGATGAACAAATATTAGGACAAACTAGACGAGTAAGAGTTTTGTCTGATGATAGTAGTAAGACTGCTTTTGGTGAAACATTAGTTGGTCAATTACATCCAATATTTTATGGTAGTTTTGAATATACTGTAGATAATACAACTCAAAACATTAATACAGTTCAAGGTAGTGGTACTGTAGGACAATCACAAGCAATGGCTGTAGTTGGTACAGGTACTACAATAGGAAGTACTGCATTATTACAATCTAAACAACATGCTAAATACCATGCAGGACTTGGAGGTATGGCAAGATTTACAGGCTTATTTTCAGAACCAGTAGTTGGTACAGAACAGTTTATTGGTATTCTTGGTGAAACATCAAGTAATGGAACAACATTTTCAGATGGATTTAGTGTGGGTTATGATGGTACTGAGTTTGGTTTTTATAGATTTCAAGATAATACCATAAAGTCTGTTCCACAAAATGAATGGAATTTAGATAGAATGGATGGAACAGGACCATCAGGAATGGTTCTAGATCATCAAAAGTTAAATGTATATTTTATACAATTTCAATATTTAGGTGCTGGTGCTATAAGTTTACATATTGAAGATGAGTTTACTGGTGAAATGGTTAAGGTTCATAATTTATTATATGCAAATTTAAATACTATACCTTCTGTTTTTAATCCAAATTTCCATTTTACAATGTTTTGTAGGAATAAGTTAACAACAAGTAATGTGGAATGTAAATCCGCATCATATGCATATTTTATAGAAGGAAAAACAGATTATACAGAAATACATCAACCACATTTTGCTACTGGTATACAACAAAAATTAACAGTAACATCAGAAGTAGCTATTGTAACTTTAAGAAATAAATTAAAGTATGCTGGTAAGTCAAATTTTATTGATATACTTATACAAGGTTTAACAGGGTCAGTAGAATCTAGTGCAGCAAATAATTTAGCTAATTTAAGACTTATAAGAAATACAACATTAGGTGGTGCACCATCTTATTCTGATATAAATACAACAGATTCAGTTATAGAGATGGATACATCAGGAACAACAGTAACTGGTGGTCAAGAATTAATATCAGTACCATTAGCAGGAAAGAATGATAAGGAGTCTAGAGACATAACAGGACTTAGAATAGTATTAAATCCTGGTGATACTTTAACAATATCTGGTTCTAGTGAAAATTCTTCAACACTAAGAGCAGGTATACTTTGGAAAGAATTAATTTAATAGGAGAAAGAATATGAAAAGTTTATTTGGTAGTGGAAAAACATTTATTGGTATGATTTTTGTAGCATCAGGAGCAATTTGTAGTTATTTAGGATACCCAGATATCGCAAAATTGGTTATGACAGTAGGTGGTAGTTTAGGTGTAGTAGGTGTGGCACATAAAGTGCAAAAATTAGTCGATAAAAAATAATAATAGGAGTGTGCTTTGGAAAAGATGAGATTTGAGGTAAGAGGACCGGCGATGTGGGCTGGAATTAAGGAGTATAAAGAACCAACTTATGACGAAATAGTAGTTATAAGAAAAGGTATTGGTTACTGTGAAAAAGAACACACAGCTAAGAGGTTGCAAAAATTTGGTTATATCATCAAAGACTTATATGAGGAGAAAGCAAAAAAAGAAGCAGAGGAGAAAGCAAAAAAAGAAGAAGCAAAAGATTTGGTAGGCTTTTGAAATGAGGTTTAAAAATTGGCTGGATTAGATGAAAATGTAAAATTATTATTGCATATGGATGGTACTGATACAAGTACCACATTTACTGATAGTAGTGATTCTGCACATACAGTAACAGCAGTAGATAATGCACAAATAGACACAGCTCAATCAAAATTTGGTGGAGCTAGTGGACTTTTTGATGGTTTTGGTGATAAGCTAACTATTCCAGATCACGCTGATTGGGATTTTCTAGTCGGAGCTAATACACCATTTACAATTGATTTTTGGGTTAGGTTTGCTAGTAAGTCTTCACATCGTGGAATGATGGGGCAGTATCAGGCCGGTAATAAAGGTTGGTGGATTAGATGGATAACAAGCAATACTTTACAATTTGAAGCACGTTGGCCCTTTAAAAATATTCAAATCGCGTGTGCGTGGAACCCTAGCATTGATACTTGGTATCATATCGCTATTGTCAGAGATACCGGCGGAATAGTATATATTTTTATAGATGGAATTGACCAGGTGTTGACGTTGGACGTTAGGCAAGGCGGGTTTGCTAGTAGTCTTACCGGTAATGTAGAGATTGGATTTGATCCTTCCAATAGTAGTGCTATGAATGGTTGGATGGAAGAAGTTAGAATATCTGATGTTGCAAGATGGACATCAAATTTTACACCACCAACTGAAGCATATAGTTCAGCTACAGCAGAAATTAGTGTTACACCAGCAGGTTTAACTTTTGGTTCTATAGGTGTTGGTACTATATATGATTTAGATGCTACTATATCTAGTATTGGTAGTTTAGATTTAACAGTAAGTGGTATGACAGTTGATAATAATATGTATACTATTATCAGCCCAACATCTGTACCTTTCACAGTTGCAGCATCTGGTTCAACAATAGCCACTATTAGATATTCTCCAACAGTAGCACAAACTGATATTGGTTCTTTTGATATCACAAGTGATGCTAGTATTGACCCAATATTTTATGTACCTCTCTATGGAATTGGTATAACACCTGAGATTGATCTTGATATTAATTCTCTAAATTTTGGTAATATAGATGTTGGTAATACATCTAATTTAACAACTACAATATCTAATATTGGAAGTGATAACTTAAATGTGTCAGGTTTAACAGTTGACAGTAATGTTTATACAATTATTACACCAACATCTGTACCATTTGTTATCTCACCAGCTGGTTCAACAGAAGCTACTATACAATTTACACCAGTAGTAGCAGGAACTGTAACTGGTAACTTTACTATTACAAGTGACGATTTAGATGAATCAGAATATATAGTAGCTCTTTCTGGAAATGGTATTATGTATCCAGAAATTGATACTAGTCCAACATCTTTAAATTATGGTAATGTAAATGTTTTTACTGTATCTGGTTTAACAACATTAATATCAAATCTTGGAAACGGTTATTTGATAGTATCAGGTTTAACAGTTGACAATAATGTTTATACAATTATTGAGCCTATATTAGTGCCGTTTACTATACCAGCATCTGGTTCAACAATAGCCACTATTAATTTCTCTCCTGTAATAGGAGGTACTCAAACTGGTACTTTTACTATTACTAGTGATGATTTAGATGAGCCAACAGATACTGTTTCTCTTAGTGGATATGGTGTTTTAGTACCAGAAATTGATGTTAGTCCTACAACTTTAGCTTTTGGTAATGTATATATTGGCTTAACATCCGATTTAACAACTACAATATCAAATACTGGTACTTCAGATTTAACAATATCTGGTTTGACAGTTGATAATAATGCTTATACTATTACAACACCAACATCTGTACCTTTTAGTATTTCTGCATCTGGTTCAACAGTTACTTCTATTAGATTTACACCAGTAAATGCTGGAATTATATCTAGTACTTTTACTATTACTAGCGATGATTCTGATGAACCAACAGTGGCTGTAACACTTACTGGAACCGCTGTAGAACCTATAGCAGAGTCTACAATTAATTTTAATTTATATATTGATCAAGCAAGAGATTTTACCAGTTATATAGATCAAGCAAGAAATTTTACTAGCTATATTGATCAAGCAAGAAATTTTGATTTGGAGTTATAACATGGCAGCAAATGAAATACATTTAAATGATATTGGTACAGTTTTTACAATAACACTTAAAGATGGTAGTAGTGTAGTAGATATATCCTCTGCCACTACAAAAACTATTATATTTGGTAAACCAGATGGCACATCTGTTTCACAGACAGGAACATTTACATCAGATGGGACAGATGGTAAGATGTATTATACATCTGTAGATGGTGATTTAGATCAACCTGGATGGTGGAAGATACAAGCATATATAATAGATAGTGGTACTTGGAAATCTGATATAGGAAATTTTGAAGTACACGCAAATATATAAAG